ATACATAGGCATATCGTATTTATATTGCTTGACAGCTTTATAGAGCCTTTCGGCTTCTGTTCGTGCTTTTGCTTTCGTCTTTGCACGACTATATATGTAACAACCGACATGAAGTCCGGCTGCTATTGCACCTTTCATATTTTGATCGAAACATGAATCAAGTGTTGTGCCATCTGCATAACGAATAATCGCTCCGTCTATACCAGCGGCTTTTACTTTCTTCCAATCAATCTTGCCTTGCCATGAAGAAACATCTATGACGTTATAAACAGATTTCTTAGTCGTAGTAGTTGGTGTGGTAGTTGCAGAAGTAGATGTTGATGTTTTCTTGGTTTCAGTTGAAGAAGTTTGAGCGTTAAGATATTTCTGTAATGCTTTCATGGAGTTCTTACCAAACACTCCATCAGCTTCAACACCAAGTTTCTTTTGGAGTGCTACTGATGTACCTTTACCCCAAATACCATCAGCATTTATGCCAAGCCATTTCTGCATTTTAGCTACACAAGCAGAACCATTACCATCAAATGTGACAGATTGAACAGCCGGATAGTATTTACTAAGCGATTTTTTCTGACCACTGATAACACCATCAACCGTAGACCCGAAAAACTTTTGCATAGCCTTTACAGTTGCTTTGCCACCAACACCGTCAACAGTTAAACCTGTGCTTGTTACCACTTTAGTTTCTGTCGTTGTTTCTTTAGTAGTTGTAGCTGTTTTCGTTGTTGCGAACTTAGCTATCAATTCATTAGCTGCATTTCTACAACCAGCACCAAATATTCCGTCAGCATTTGGTACATTGTATGTAGCTTCAAATATCTGAATTGCTAAAACAGTCTTTGCGCCACACTCACCATCAACAGTCAGTTTTGCATTAATCGCCCAATTCAAGAATTTCTGAACTTTTTTTGTGTCACTACCATTAGTGCCATATCCGACATTTTTACTTGGAAGTGAACCTGTAAATGGGGTAGATGGTTTATAGGTTGTCTTTAATGATTCATCACCTGAATACCTTGGAGTGATAAATCCTCTGATATATCTAGCGTTAACAGCCATTAAACGAGTGCCACAAACACCAGAACCTTTATTTCCTTCAAGAACAGTAAACTCTTTATTACCAACAGATATAACCATTCCAACGTGTGAAGCACCTGATGTAGCGTCACCTTTGCCTGAATCTCCCCAATAGTAAATAATCACATCACCAATCTTAGGAATGTAAGCATCGTTCTCTACCCATATTCCTAACTTCTTTGCGTCACTTATTAAAGTTCCGCAATTGTAAGACATAGCCATATTGCTTTGCGTCCAACCGCCTTTGAGAAACCAAGCGGTAACGGTTATTGCACACCAAGGACAACGATAATTTCCAACTTCTCCATGCGGTCTGACTTTGTTGAATGTATTAACAAGGTCTTTGTGTTTTGCCGATCCTGTAGTAGCCCCTTTATATCTCAGAGCAAGTTCTACCATTTGGTTTCTTGTAAATGCCATTAGTCTGCCTCCGTATCACATGCCATCGGCTCATACTCTTCGCCATCTGGTAGTTTGTTGTAGTTATGCGAACTAATACCAAGGACAGCACCAAGAAAAGTTACTAATGCCGTGATAGTTCCTACAATTTGTTCGCCATAAGGAAATCCCCAAATTTGGCTTAGAGCGAAATATAAAGTACCAAGCGCAGGCAAAACTATCGTTGTGATTTTCTTCAATATGTCATAAACCTGATTATTCAGCATTGTGTCATACCTCCCATAAAACATTCGTTTGCCTTTAATTAGATTTTTTGCATAAAAAAATAAGTCTGACCCAATAAGTAATCTATTGAGTCAGACTGTTATTCAGCTATTTGTTACTGTTGTTATTCAGTAATTTCGATCATATCAATTACGTTCTTATCCTTATCTTCCATGAGATCAAAATTCATGGTAACAGTTGCTGGATCACCCTCAGATGAGAACGAAAGATCAAAGCTCCTTTGCGGTTTAGCTTTGTAAGCCGTTATAATAAACGGAGTGAGAATACCAAGTTCATCTTTATCGACAGTTTTCATAGTGATGAAATAATCCTTAGTCTGTCTTGCATTCGTGAACGAAATTCTCTTAACTCCCGATTCTCTTGATACGATATATCCAACTTTATAGCTTGTTCCAACAGCAATATCAGCAGCCGTTGTAGCCGTGAATGTACCACTTGCGAAAGTACCTTCAATGAGCGAATCTTCGTCACCGAAAGAATCCGCTGGGTATACAAATACAGTTCCAGTCTGAATTGTGCCATTTGTCACAGAAACCGCAAGTGTTCCAGCAGTCTCAGCTACGATAGTTTGTGTATCAGCATAAGCAGCAGAACTTTCAACTTTACCGTCAGACATAAGAGCAAAGAATTTAAACGGATAAACCTGTGCTTCGATTGACATTGTACCCTCAATAGGATTATCGAAACCAATCTTTCTTACGCCTTTTGCCATAGCATATACCGCGTCTGAACTAATGCCAGCCGTTGTAGTATTAGCAGTATCGAAATCAAGAAACGGAGCTTTTGTTGACAGGTCACGAATATCAACATCGCAAACTTGTCTGTTAGCCTTATTCAGTTCCGGCATTTCTATTCCTCCTTATCATTTATCATAATCATTTTTATACCATACATTCGGATTATACTTATTATCAGAATCTCCCCACACCGATACATTAAGTGATCTCATTTCATCTTGTTTATTAACTTGTCTGCGTTTAAAACTATCCACAAGCTGAAAAACAGTTAATTCCCAAACATTGATTGGACTAATGGTAGGGTGGTTATTTGAAACAGCAGAAATCAAATTCGGAATAGTAAAATTTTTATCCGGAGTTTTTTGTTTCTTTTGTTTTTCTTCTGATTCTTGCATCCGTTTATACAGTTCCTTTGCAAGAGAATTTTTATATACTAATTTCTCTGATTGTTGTACGCTATCATCATAGGTACAACACACTTGTTGTATCGCTTCGATTACAAACTGAAACTGATCTTTATTGGTAATAACACCTTTGATGCTTTCAGTAGGTATGTTATCTAAATCAGATACATCAGTGTTTTTATCTATTAAAACAAAAATTCCTTCAATGAAGATAACCTGTTCTTCAAAGAAGAAATTGAATAAATTTATATAGTCGCGCAGAAGGTCTTCGTTTGCACAAACAACATTGAAAAGAGAAATAGTTTCACGTTGTTTATCTGTAAACGATTCCCATATTGCTTTCCCTTCTTCTTTATCATCCATCAATTCAGTATAAAAAAGTTTTGGAGTTAATTTTGAAAACGCTTCAAAATTGTCATACATATCAAAACCAATCTCATCTGATATTTCTTTTAGTGTTGGCTTTCGTAAAGTACCAATCGAAAGTTTGATAGGGGAGGGGGAAAGCATAGTACCATAGGTAAATTTCATTACCTAAAGTTAGGCACACTCATAACTAAAACTGTGCCATAGAATCTCGTGGCATTGTATATTTCTACAGTATCTAATGATAGTTCACCAATGCCAAACTTGTTGGCTGTCTCTTTATCTCCAACAAGTGTATTTACAATCATTTCAGACAATATATCGGTTCTATTCCCATGATAACCTTCTTTACTATAGTTATCGAGTAAATCCCTATGGGTTATAGCATATAGCAATATTTTACAATCTTTTACATTAGGATCAAGTCGTGGGAATATAACATCATAAAATATAAATGTCGCAGTTTCTTTTATAGTATCTTCAATAAAAAGATGCGATTTAACATGTTCTTTAAACGCATCTTGGATTTCTTTTTTGCTCATTCCGTCTGTATCACCGAGTAACAATTCAACTATATCTTTGTTTTTATACAGTGCGGAATGTATCTCTTCTTTAAATAAACCTTTGTCATTTATTGTATTCAGAACACCCATTCCAATCTCCTATATAAAAGCCTTGATATAAATTGTCTCAGACACGGTTTCATATCCATCAGCACTTAGGGATAGGGTGAATGATTTATTGAGCAATTTTTTATCATCTACATAGATGTATAATACATTCCCATCTTCTGTAGTTTCTAATCTATCTGTAAAGTCGGAGTCGATATTCCAGGAATGCTCAACTTCAACATCGTTTCCATTTTCATCATAAAACTTCGCAAGAAAAGCAGTAGGTTCAATGCCGTTTAACAATTCATTTGATTCAGCAATTATCTCTGATGTTAAAATAACAGTTTTATCATCAATTTCTTTAACTTCTGAACTACACAGCCAATATCCTTTATCATCAATAACATAGTAGCCATCTCCCTCATGTTGCTCATCCTGATACAACATCAACTCTATATATCCACTATCTGTATAGTCATATATAACATTGTTGACTCTTGTTATTTTATAGGTTAAAACCGGATTATCGACACTTATAGTAGTATCATCTCCAAAACTCTTTTCATATAGTTTGCATCTTTTATCAATGATAAATCTTTCACCGCTGGTCAACTTCAAACTTTCTTCATCATCAGGTATGGACACCAATAACTGATCCGCACGAATAGTATAAAAACGTGCCATTTCTTCACCGTTATTGTACTGAGATGCGTTAATAATATTAACCCATCTCTGTATAACTGTTCCATCCTTTTTCTGCCAAGTAAGTAGGTGATTGCAAACAGTCATTATTGATTTTTCATATACCTTGTTGTTGCCGACAATATTTGTGATAAGCCAAAACCTACCATCATATTCGACATACATACCAGCTTCACAAGTTCCAATCTGAGTTAAAAGCATTCTCGATAAACTTTTTAACTTAGTATCTTGCACATTATTTTGAACGATTGCTCTCACTTGTAGTTTTACAGATAAATCAGCATTATAAACATTTACATCGTCAGCCAAATTAGAGTCTAATGCTTCTAAGAAACCTTCTGCTCCAAATTCATCCAATGCTTCACTTTCATAACCACTAACTTGATCGTAGGGAGAGGTAAGTAAATACCATTCTTTTGCCATAGCAATACCTCCTATACATAAGCTGTTGATTTCTGATTATTAAGCATTTCCAATGACTTCAAATCATCATAGGCTAATTCGCTCTTTGCAGCATTTTTAGAACCGTTATTTCCATCAATGCTCAAATCTTTACCAACGATTGAAATACGTTTATTAACTTTGGAAACTTCTCGTTCTTGATAACTCTGCTTCATAAATGCGCCAAGAGTATCAATAACGTATCTGCCAAGGTCTGTTGAAAATTCCATAGAATCTGTATCAAATTCCAAATCTTCAATTTCTATAGAATATCTTCCGATTGCTTTTTTCAACCATTCAAGTTCTAAGGCTTCTGGGATTTCTTTTTTATCTTGGAATGACGCTTCAAAGCTGTTATAAACATCTTGTGCCGTAGTAGCCATTCCATCCTCCTTGTGAGTTACTGCATTCTTGCACCAGTATAATTTTCTACAAACCGAATCTTTGAGTAATCATTTATTCCAAGCCTTTTAATAGCAGGGAGTGAAGCAACTTTTTCTGCCCTTGTAACAATTGCAGTGGTGAAGGCTCTTTCAAAATCTGCCTGGTCTTTAATATCAAACAATTCTTTAATTAAGCTATCACTGAAAATTTGTTGCTTAACTTTTCCATCAGGAGTTTCAAAACCAACTTCTACTCTTGTTGGTGCGTCCTCAATGTAATAAGTAGCATGGCTACCTTTGCCATCAAAACCTGTGAAACCTCTATTTCCACTTTGTACTTGTGCGATTATCTCATTTCTTGAAAGACGCACTGTACCATTAGGAACAACAGTAACATCACCATTACCATCAACGATTCTTGAGAATCCGGTTTCCCATTCAGCAATACTTCTTATAGTAACCTTCTGATCTAAATTCAGTTCAACATATACTTCTTCGTTCTGACCATTTTGGCTTACATCTTTGCCTAAATTTTTCTGATCCGGTTTAACTTTCTTTTCTTTAGCTTCTGCCATCTTTTATAACCTCGTTTCAACTATTTTTTATGTGATTACAACTAAACTGTATGCTTAACTTCGTTATATAAATTGATTATCTTATCTAATCTTTCTGATTTGTTAAAAATCCAATAACGATTGCCAGTTAAAGAATTTTCTCTTGAAGCATGACATTGTTCGCCAAATGCTCTAAGAAAATGATAGAGGTGCAAAGAATAGCAATAAAAATTATTGTTATTACTCATTGTTCTTCCTCTATAAAACAGTAGGGCGCACAACATATATGCGCCCTACACAATGTTTAATCGGTATTAGTTCAGACCACCAAGAGCTTCGTCATAGATAAGACCAATCTTGTACTCCTGACCCTTTGCAACATCGCAACCAACTTCAAGGTCAAATCTTGTGAGAACTTTACCAGTCTTCACATCATTACCGCTGAATGAAGTCAGTCCACCACGAGTATAAGTAGCGATAGGGGAGTCAACGCCAGCCGGAACGATGAAACCAAGACCAACAGGGAGCATAGTCTCAAAGTCAGTACCAGCAGCGTTAGTTTTGAGAAGATTGTAAGGGTTAGCCATCTCTGCAACAACAGCACCATTGTAAGATGCAAGCAGTCCAGTTGAAGCTACCTGATTGATGATCTCATCAGACACACCATAGAAGTGAGTTGAGTTCAGATTGCCATCATAACCAGCCCACGGTGTAAGCTGTGAAAGCAGAGCATAATCACCAAGGATTGAAGGCTTACCAAATCTACGAACCTTATTAAGTACACCATCAACACCAGCTTTTGTAAGACCGTTAGTACCGCTGAAAGAATACTTAATACCAGTAGCGTTTACGATAGCGTCATAAACTTTTCTGATAATCCTTGCTTTTGCGCTATTCAGAATATCAGTCTTAACATTAGCGAGAAGCTGATTTTCTTTGGACATATCGCCAAGTTGGATTCTACGATAATCGTTCTGTACACCACCAGAAACGGTAAAAGTAGCAACTGGATATACTTCCTTATTTATCATAGGGAATACAACATCTCCGCTTGCAGCTTGCTCTCTGGACATATCACCAACATGAGTATAAACTTCTCTCTCGATTGTCTCATCATATCCTACGTTCTCATATGAACCAAAGATTCCGAGAAGTCTCATTTCCT